GAGATTAAAATGCCAAAGAAAATAAACAATTTGGTTGCAAAACATAACAAAATACGCGCGCAAACCTTTCGGGACCGCAAGAAAGATGACCGCAGAGGATATGTAAAACATAAAATACAAAGGAGTTGTTATGAAAAGTTATCCAATATGGGTAGAAACCCAAAACGGTACTTATAGCTCAGGTGGACATAGGTACGGTGTCAAAGATCATGCAACCGCGACTATTTATGTAGGCTCAAGTAGGGTAAATAGCCACGAATTTGCTACGTTTGAAAAAGTCTATAAACAATTACCTTGCGGTAGTCGTGAATTTCAGCTTCTATTAGATGGTCATATAGTAAAAAAGAGTGTCGTCACTCATGGAATCTATGAAGAAGTATTCGATATCTGGAAAGATGTCGTTTTTAACCGAAACGCATACTAATGAGTATTGCAAAAGCTTTTGAAGCTTTATTCAAACTCAAAGAAAAAGCCCGCAAAAGAGATGAGCTTCTTATTGAACTAGAAGCATCTCTTATCACTAAATCCCTAAAAGAAGCATCCAAAAATAAGCAGGATAAAGCAGACTGCTTTTATGTAAAACAACTTAACGAAGAAGCGAGAAAAAAGGTGGAAGAAGGTAAAAATAAGATGCACACACACGCCCTGGGGAGAAATAGCTTCTTATCGTGTAAGCACGAAGGAGAAACACCATTTGAATTAGTGCTATACGAGAAAAGCGGACCGCGAATCGTGTGCCGTAAATGTGCGTTAGCGAATATGAAAGATTTCCAAAGTAAAAAGAAATTTAAATCAACCAAAATCTATAAAAGGACTAATTATGAAGCTAGTGAAGAATGACAACGTTGCACCAATCAATCAAAAAATGCAGGAAGATATAAATATACAAATATTTGAAACCCTGCAAAAAATCCACGAAAGATGGGGAGACGAATCAGGTCCCTATATAACTGAATCTTCAATACGTGTGTCAACAGCATTTGCGTTTTCATGCCTAGATGACACAAAAGACGCAGCAGAACTGGTCCTGTCTGCAGTGCTTAACGGTATTGAACAAGCAAGAGATGAACGTTGGAAAGAAGAAGATGCTTAATAGTACTGAAGACCACATCGACCTCAAGCAATTAAACCTTACTCTTATGTTATATGCCGATTTCCTGAAAACCGACACCTATATGTTTCCAATTCAAGGTACAGTTAAATCAGTAACAACAGGCATCTATAAGGTAAAAAACGATGACACCAATAAAGAAGTAAGTGTATACCGGAATGCATTAAAAGAAGTTGCAGAACAGTATAACTTTAGGGTGTCGTTACAAAAATATGATTGGGGTTATAAAAGCCGAGGTCTACAAGTGCGTTTTATCCCCAAAAATAAAAAGTAATGATGTACCTTAAAGAGCTTTTTCCTTATCACACTATAAACCCTACTGGTAAAAGCTATTTCAAAGATGTCTATGGTTTATTTGATCTAGGTTTAAACTTAAATCAGATATGGACAGTAATGGAAGAAGATTTAGGAGACCATCCATACATATACAGAAGATACATATATGGTCCTCCATATTGTGCTGAAATTAAAAACACCAAAATACTTGGTTATATAGGCACAAAAGAAAGACACAACAATGAAACTTTTTACGAAGAGACTTTCCATAACAGCGACCTTATGGCGCAAGGAGAACTCCCGGGATGAAGACACATTGCATCTTATTACTACTTTTATGGTGTCCAATAAGCTTCGCAGATGAAGTAGATTGTTTGGCACTTAACATCTACCACGAAGCAAAAAATCAATCAGTTACCGGTAAATATGCCGTTGCAGAAACAACCATGAACCGTGTACGAGATAAACGTTGGCCGTCAACCGTGTGCGGTGTTGTTAAACAGCAGCGAAATGGCGTGTGCCAGTTTTCATGGTACTGCGACGGTAAATCAGACAAACCAAAAATCCATAACGTAATAGAAAAAGAGCAATGGATTATATCCATACAAATTGCTGAAGCAGTATTAAGATATGGACAAATTGCAGTAACCAATGGCGCCTTATGGTATCACTCAGTAAAAGTTAAACCTTACTGGGCAAATGTCTATAGGCAAACAGTACAAATTGAAGATCACATCTTCTATAAGGAAAATTAATGAAACAAGAAAACATATTAGCCCTTGGTATTATATTAGTAGGCTTAAGTATGTGGTTCTTTTTTGTAATATTAGATCAATTAAATTAAAGGAGGAATAAATGTTATTAGCAGGATGCATAGCTGCAGCAGGATTGCTGTTTCTTATTTTCAAATTTGGTGTGCGTAAAGTTATACATTACGACATCATGTTCGACGTTCTTATAACCGGATTCCTTGTGTATGCACTAGCTGGTACATACGCAGGGATGATGGCCGCACTTATGGGTGGTCTTATGGTTAGTATCATATTGTTCATTATGAAACGGACCATGAGGCGTGAAGTTATAGCCGTAATCCGTACTCCTAACTTCCCATACCGTAAATTAGGTTGGGTAACAAAAAGTCCTCACCAATGAGAAAACCTAACCCAAAAACAAATTCTATTACAGAAGAACAAATAACAAAAAATAAAGAAAGCGTACTTGATATTGAAATGAGTGGCTTAAGTTATGAACCTGTAGGTGTTCACTTTAGACCTAGTCAATACGGTACTCACGTTATATGCCCTGTATGTTATAGCGAAACAGTTTTCTATAACGCTGCATTTTATGCAGTTGAATGTAAACACTGTAAAGATATTGTTATGAAAGAAGATTGGTTAAGTTTACGAACTATTAGCGAAGCAGAACAATACGCTGCAGAACAATCACCCGTTGAAGACGGCCCTAAAAACTATGATGAAATTCATGGAGTGTAAATGCTTCAATTAGAACTTCCATTAGATCATTTCTATGCACTACATCACTGGGCATTGTTTATTGCAAAAGAGGAATTAGATTTTTATAAATCAACATCTTTAGATTTCAAAAACCATAAACATAAAGTAGCAATAGAAGATGCATGGTCCGATATTGAATCTAAAGTTAAATACTATTCAGATGTAGATGCTGACACAAAAAATTATTTAATGTTAGAAGTAACAGAAAAAAGTTTTGGTTTACTAAGATGCGAATTTAAAACATGTACACTTAAAACTAAATGGGAACACTAATTAAATGAAATTATATACAGATAACCGTGGCACGTGGGTCGGGACTCAAGCAGATACAAAAAAGAAAAAATATGCGTTTGAGCAAGTCGATGTGCCAACAGACAAACCAAACCTACTTGAGTTTTTAAATAAGATGCAAGTACCAGGGAAACCTGGAGAAACTGTTTTACCTAAAAAGAAAGAAGAACCAGCTGCAGAAGTTCCGATCCCCAAATGGAAACAGGAATGGTTAAATAAAATGGATGCTCAAGCTTTGGAAACTAAAGCTGAAATATTAATGGAAGAGTTTCTATATGAACTTCCGTTAAATGAAATACACAACTTTGCAGCAATAGTCATATCAAGAATTTGTCACGAAACAGGAGTCCAAGATGGGCCGACAAAGAAAAAGTCTAGAAAATGAAGTAAGTAACACGCTTTTAAGTATAGACATACTTAACCACAACGAAGAAGCTTTCAAAAAGCTTTTTCTAAACCCCCAAAAAACGCATAAGGAGGAACCTTTAGATGCGGACAATAAGACCAACCCTTCTGACGAAAGAGTTATTATCCCAAGCAAAAGCTGACATACCTACTATGGTATGGGGTGCTTCTGGTATTGGTAAGTCAGAAATCATCCAACAAGTAGCTGAGGAACTTAATGCTACTTATTACGATATACGTTGTAACTTGTATGACCCTGTAGATGTACGCGGTGGTCTAAAAGTAGAACGTCAAGCAGATGGAACATACAAAACCAGATATGGTATTCCAGAAGATTGGCCTGATGCTAACAGTCAAGAAACAATCGTATTAAATCTCGAAGAGCTTAATGCTTCCCCCAAAGCCACTATGAACGCTTTTCTTCAACTAGTATTAGACAGAAGAATAGGTGCTTATAAGCTTCCAGCAAACACGGTTATATTTGCATGTGGTAACCAAGCAAAAGATCGTGCCGCAGTACAAGCCATGCCAGACCCGCTAAAAAGAAGGTTTGGTCACTTCTGTCTTGAGCCTAATATAGATGACACATCTGCTCACTTCGTAAAAATCGGAATAGATCCTTCTATTATCGCTTTCTTACGATATAGACCAGAAGCTTTGCATGACTACAGTACTGAGCAACAAGCAAACCCATCTCCCAGGGCATGGTCGTATCTTAATAAGAAACTACCTTTCTTGGCAGATGAATACTACGGTTGTGCATCTATTGTAGGTGACGGAGCAGCCGGAGAATTCATAGCTTTCAGACAGATTTATAAAGAACTGCCTGATATTTCTATGATTATAGCAAATCCTTCAACTTCAAGAGTGCCAGAAAAGCAAAACTTATTATATGCAGTTAGTGCAGCTTTAGCTTCACGTGCAGATAAAAATAACTTTAGGGCAATCTCAAAGTACGCAAAGCGCTTGCCTGCAGAGTTTCAAGTGCTTCTTATGAAAGACGCAGTAGGCGGTAACTCTGATATTGCAGATACTCCAGAGTTTGAACAGTGGATCAACGACAACGCAGATGTGTTGTTATAAATAAATCAACCTAACGAGGACCAAAGAATGGCTTCAATAAGAATGAGTAATCAATTACGGGAACAAATGTATGCTGAAGCACGTAGCAATTTTGAAATTACAAACAAAACCCCAGTTTTTGATAACGAAACAACTATTACGATAGAAAGTATAATTCGTAACTCAAAGATGCAACTTAGCCTAAAAGAAGTATACGATAAAACACATTCTAGTGGTTTATCTACAGTAAACTCTTTTGGTTTAGACAGTAGCTCAAAGTACAGAATGATCAACATTAAAGAGTACGACGAGATATGGTTACAAGGCGAAGTATTAGAAACAAACGGAAATGGTCCAACAACTGGTAAGACTACTACACATAAAGTAGCAATAACCTTACCTTTAAAACGACCATTTTATGTTTGTGAAACAGGTAGCTATTACGATAATAATTCTCAAACATGTAATCTTCAAGATATGGAACAAGAAGAAGTAGATATGCTACAACCTCTTCTTCAAAACCATTATGAGCGATTAACAGCTTATCAAAACAAAAGAACAGAGTACGAGCGCCAGATAAAAGAGCTTCTCTGGAAAGCAAGTACTTTAAAAAAAGTGCTTGATGTATGGCCTGCAGCTGAACAATTAGTGCCTCACGAAATAATTCAGCGTATGCATGAAAAAATAACAAGAGCTACAAGTGCTAAGAGACTGCAAGAAGATATTTCTTTCGATACTCAATTAGTAAATAACGTAGCGTTAAAAGCTAAGTTACAGAAAGGAGCATAAACATGGAAGCAAGTCAACGCCTGGTGAAAACCCGCGCTGATCTTATTATGGTTGAGCCATTTTGGGGGATGTTAGCCCTCAAATTGGCCATCCGTATGGATAATGAGCGCTGTGACACTGCAGCTACTGACGGCAGCCATTTGTTTTATAACGAAAAATTTATAAACAAATTAAGTCCGTCAGAAACCAAAGGTCTAGTAGCACACGAAGTTAGTCATGTGATGTTAAAACATACAACACGTAGGGGAGAAAGAGACCCATTATTATGGAATATATCTTGTGATATTCCTATAAATGAAATGCTAAAAGAAGCAGGGTTTATTCTCCCGGAAGGTGGTGTTTTTGATTTTAACAAAGAATTTGTTGGCTTAAATGCAGAACAAATTTACGCAAGACTGTTAGAGAAAAAAGAAGAAGGTAAATTAGGTCCTTATTCTGAACCTGCACCATGGGGTGAAGTATGGGACTCAACCACTAACAAAGATCCGGACGCCCCTTCTGCCGGACAACTTGAAGCTGATTGGGAGATCAATACAGCACAAGCAGCAGAAATAGCAAAACAAGCAGGTAAACTGCCAGCAGATTTGGCTCGCTTCTTAGAGGGTATGTTAAGACCAGTAGTAAATTGGTTAGATATTCTTTGGGTATTTGCTACTCAATTATCTCGAGACGAGTTTTCATGGCGTAGACCAAATAGAGCTTATATCTCAGAAGATGAATACTTTCCTTCTTTGTACAATGAAACAATAGGTAACTTTGTACTAGCTATGGATTCAAGTGGATCAACAATGTCAGTAGTAGATCAATTTATGAGTGAATTCAGAGCTATAAAAGAAACAATTAATCCTGACAAATTAATTATTATCCATTGTGATACAGCCGTTCATAAAGTCTTTACGCTCGATAAAGAAGACGAACTTGAAAAAGAACATTTCACAATGAATGGTGGAGGAGGTACTAGTTTTTCTCCTGTATTTGAATATGTAAAGGAACACTATAATAATGACATAGAAGGATTGGTATATTTAACAGATCTGGAATGTACTGATTTTGGTCCTGAGCCACCATATCCTGTAGTATGGGTTTCAAGTGAAATGGGTACAGTGCCTTGGGGAGAAATCGGACATATATTCAAAGAGAAATAGCCATGAAAATTTGTTCAGAATGTAAAAAAGAATGTTCAGAACTAGTACAAGAAGAGCAAGAGCATTTCGAAATACGCGGTACCAATGTGCTGCATACTTTTAGATATGTAATCAGCGATTGTTGCCATGAACAAATATGGGAAAGCGCTGAAGATTTACCAGAAAGTACTTTTACAGAGTTAAATTTAGCCATAGAAGAAGCAACCTATCTAGCAGAAGTATATAACAAACCACATTCTATACTTTCTGCTGGCGGTGATTTACTGTATGTAGTAGATTATGATGACCTTCATACTAATAAGTATAGAAATTATAAGTTGTTAGAATCTATACAGCCTTAAAAGGACTTCACTATGGCCGAAATAGAAAATAAACAAAGCTGGAACGATGCAGTAAATAAATATATAGATATACATATAGTACATATAACCCCCCATGACTGGTTATTACTTAAACAAGGTAATTACAGAGCAGCCAGACATGGAAAAGGTGAAATAAGAGATATATGGTTTTCTGTATTCGATTTAACTGAAGCTGAAGGTATAAACCACGTAAGAGATTTCGATAATTTAATAGAAAAAGGTTTTAGTTTTGCTTTTGTATCTCTAATACAAGTATGCATGACTAGGAAAATATATGGAATTCATTTCCATGACATGTGTTTACCCATAGACGGGTTAGATTATTTTCTATCTGAATGGGTAGAAACAGATGAAAAAGGAATTTTCATACAGGATTATGACGAATAAACAAGTAATACTCGACTTTGAAACATATTTTGATCCTCAATATAGCCTAACCAAACTAACAACAACCCAATATGTAAGAGACCCTCGTTTCAAAATATGGGGTGTTGGTATAAAACATGTAGAGATAAATGACTACATGGGGATTTTAGAAGAAGAAACAGAATGGTATGGCGAATATGAAGTTGAAGAAGCTATTAAATCTATTGCTTGGGAAAAAACAGCTTTAGTATGCCATAACACTCTTTTCGACGGTTATATACTGACCCAACATTTTGGTAAAAAACCTGCTTATTATTACGATACAGCCGCACAATCACGCGGACTATTCCCTGGCCAGTCTGCGCGTCTTGCAGATGTAGCTGAACGATTATTTCCTAATGATTCAACTATGCGAAAAGGTGAAGAATTAGTAAATGCAAAAGGAATATATGATCTATCTCCAGATTTAGAAGACCAAATTGCAGGATATTGCATACAAGACGTAGATCTTACTTATGAAATATTCTGTAAAATGGAAATGCCACAGTCTGAATATGACTTAATTAACCTTACAACACGTATGTTTTGTGAGCCAATACTAACCGTAGACCGTGAACAACTAATCGCTTATAAAGAAAAAGAAGCAGAAAAATCCGAAGCAACCATTGCGTTTTGTGGCGTTGACCGCAAAATACTAGCCAGTAACCAACAGTTTTCCACTCTTTTAGAAGAAATGGGTATAGCTGTTCCCACCAAGAAAAGCCCCAGAACCGGTAAAAAAATTCCAGCATTTGGTAAAAATGATGCGGCTTTCAAGCAATTACAAGCTAGATACCCAGAACACAAAGGCTTGTGGGACGCACGAATTGCTACCAAATCACGTATTGCAATAACCAGAGCACAACGTTTTATAGATGCAATACATGACGACGGGACCATCAGTGTTCCACTGCGGTATTATGCTGCACATACTGGTCGATTTGGCGGTACTGAAAAAATAAACATGCAAAACCTCCCAAGAGGATCAGAACTAAGAAGCGTACTTATGGCCCCTAAAGGAAAGCTTCTTTACGTTGCAGATTTATCAAACATTGAAGCACGAATGCTTGCATGGCTTGCCGGAGAAGAAAAACTATTAGAACAATTTAGGCAAGGCGATGACATATATAGCAATTTTGCTAGTGAAATATATGGAAGACATATCGATAAAGAAAAAAATCCAACCGAACGATTTGTAGGAAAAACTGCAATATTAGGACTAGGTTATGGAATGGGGAATAAGAAATTTGCAGCAACAATATCATCAGGAGCCATGGGGCCAGCTATGGATTTTTCTGATGAAGAAGCAGTAAATGTCGTAAACACCTACCGTACTACATTTTCAAGAATCCCTTTATTTTGGAAAAAAGCAGAAGACCTTTTATTACAAAGCCTTAACTCACTTTCTATAGGAAATACATACGGACCATTAACCGTGGGTGACAAATCATTAATCCTCCCTAATGGTATGGCATTAAAGTACCATAATTTAGAAGTTTCTCCCGATGGGTTTTTGTTCCAGTCTGGAAAACAATATGTCAATACCTATGGAGGTAAAATTACTGAAAATATTATCCAAGCACTTGCAAGAATTATAATCACCGACAGTATGTTAAGGCTTGACAAAAAATATAAAGTTGTTTTGACCGTACACGATGAAATAATAATCGTTGGCGATGACTCTGATCCTCATGCTACAATGAAAGAAATCATTGATGACATGCGCCTAGCTCCTAGTTGGGCACCGGATTTACCTCTTGATGCAGAAGGCGGGTTTGATACCAGATACTCGAAATAAATATTATGTCTCGTCTTGTACTAACACGAAAATTAGGAGAATCAGCTGTTATCCACAGCAAAAATAAAACTGTTGCAGTAATAACAGTAAATAAAATAGATCGAAATCAAGTTAGATTAACTTTCGAAGCAGATCAAGATGTGCTCATAGACAGATCTGAAGTCTATACACCATCTACAAAAAAACAAACTAGATAATTTTACCCGCTATTCAGCAAGGAGGGTCTGTATACATGACGTTAACTTTTTTGACCGCTGCAAATGGCAAATCGTTAAGTAAGCACTACAATAGAGATAAATCATTTACACCATACCCTCTAGTAAAAAAGTTCAATTCAACAGAACTATCCATCCCCAAAAAAGGGATTTTCAGCCTACAAAAAATATTAGAAGATGCTGGGAACAAGGGCCAATGCCTATTAAAAGGTTCTTTATCCCAACCATTATCAAATGAAAGTCGTGCAGGAAAAACAGACCGTACTGCTTTAACACAACTATTAGTCCTTGACATAGATGGAATTGAACTTCCTAAATTACCTATGTTTGGTAAAAAATTAGTAGCTAAAAATATAGAAGACGTAGCAGAACAGATAATAAATGAATTGCCTAACGGATTAAGAAGCACAAGTTATGTAGCCCAGGCAAGCGCATCTTTTGGTTTCAAAACAGATAAAGTATCTCTTCATATATTTATGTTTTTAAATAAACCTTATCGATCTAAAACATTAAAGAACTGGTTAGAACATTTAAATTTTATAACCCCTCTCTTTAAAGACCAAATAACTTTATCGGTTACAGGTCAATCACTTTGTTTACCTCTTGATACATCAGTAGCAGATAACACAAAAGTAATTTTTATAGCACCGCCTACTTTTGACGATAAAACTTTAGACCCCTTTAAGACAGCAAAGGAAAGAATAGTAACGGTTAAAAAGAAAAACGATTCTCTTGATTTAGAAGCACAAAGTATAGGTATAAATCCAGAAACACTTTTCCAGCAACAACAAAAGTTAAAAAACGAATTACGTAAAGAAAATAATTTAGATAAAAGAGAGGCTAAATTAACAACTGTTAATATAAGAAAACAACCAAAAGAAATACTTACCAACCCAGATAAGATGAATATAGAAATTGTAAACGAAACTTATAAACCTTTTATAAATTGCAATGTAAACGGGGGAGACAGTGGAGCTTATTACTTTACTTTAGATAACCCTAAATACATGCATAATTTTAAAGGAGAGCCGATCTGGGAGATTGAAAAAGCAGACAAAGATTTCTATTTAGATATATTTGATAAATACAAAAAAGAATTAGAAGTAGCAGAAAAACCATTACAACCTGTAGTATTACGGGATCATATGACTAAGACATATTACAACGGTTTATATGACGCTAATTTAAAGCAATTCGATAAAACTTTTCCTTTAATGCCTACAGACAAATCTCAGATAGGCGATTTTATGCAAAGCCATGGCGCTACAGCCCCTGAATTCATACCTAATGGGCAAATTGAATTTGACCCTATGGTAGCTATACCAGAAATTAACATTACAAAAATTCCTTTTTATATAAACACATTTTCAAAACCAAAATTAATGCGAAATGCACAAGACCCCGTAGAAATACTTAGTTTTGGAGAAGCTATAAAAATAAAAGATACTTGTCCAAACATACATACGCTCATAAGCCATGCATTAGGAAACGGTGTCGAAGAATTCGAGCGCTTTATTAACTGGCTGTCTTGTATATTTCAGACAAGAAAAAAGACAGGTACAGCCTGGTTATTACATGGTGTCGAAGGGACAGGTAAAGGACAAATGTACCAAAGAATATTATGGCCTTTATTTAGTCAACAATATGTACCAATGATTACTCTCCAAAACTACGAAGAGCAATATAATGGTTATCTAGCAGAAGCATTATTTTGTATTGTAGACGAATTCCAAGTAGGAGATGGAAGAGCCGGTATAATGAAAATTGTTGACAAATTAAAAAGTAATATCACAGAACCTGTAGCACAAATAAGACGTATGCGTATGGACCTTCAGATACTACCTAGTTATACCAATTATATTTTCTTAAGTAATTCTATAGACGCATTAAAACTAACTGCTGGAGACAGACGATTTAATATTGCTCCTAGACAAGAACAAAAATTAATAGAAGCAATACCAGACATCCCCAGTTTATTAAAAAATGTAAAAACCGAATTAGAAACTTTTGCAAACATACTTCACACGTTTAACTGGGAAGAAAGATTTATTGAAGTTACTATTGATAATGCTGCAAAAGAACAAATGCGGCTTGTTAGTATGTCTGTTATAGAAGAATTCTTCGATGCAATTAAACGAGGAGACTTAACACATTTTGTAGAACTTCTTGATATAAATGTAACTGACATTCAATTTGCAGGAAAAATACAAACCGCACAGAAAATAGTTAAAGGTTGGATCGCAGACGCAAAGAAATACAAATTAAGCCACGTTAAAATGGAAGAAATAAGACTCGTATTCCATGTACAAACAGAACAACAACCTCAAATCAACCAACAAGATTTTAAAAAGAGAGCAAAGCGTCAAAACATAGATACAATAAAAAGACGCGCACCAGGAGCAGGCTCTCATGCATCTCCAATCTGGGGAGTGCCTATAGAATGGAATATATCTCAAACAGATTTAGATGAAATAGTCAAAGATAGATTGTCAGAAGACGACCAACAGAAATTAGCTGTTATATAAATTATAAGCTATACTCGATGCTTTCCTAAGACAAGGAAAGTCTTTGTGATACAACTAACAGCTGAAGTTAGGCCGGACGTAGATGTAATTTTTAAAACAGAAGTTGATTTAGGACAAGTAAGAACATGGTCTTATTCAGCTTTAAAAGTTTTTGAAGAGTGTCCATACCGAACTTATATTTCCCGTGTTAAAAAAATAACTGAACCTACTAACCCAGCAGCAAAACGTGGCTCAGATATACACCAACAAGCTGAAGATTATGTAAAAGGAACACTAGAAGAATTTCCTAATACATTAAAAAAATTTAAAAAAGAATTTGAAACCCTAAGAGAATTATTTGCTGAAGCAAAAGTAGAACTAGAAGGTGAATGGGGATTCAGTATAGATTGGAAACCAGTAGCTTGGGTAGAGCCAAGAACATGGGCAAGAATAAAACTTGACGCATTAGTACATGAAGATGAAACAAGTGCGCGAGTAATAGACTACAAAACCGGTAAAAAATTCGGGAATGAAATTGCTCATTCTCAACAATGCCTTCTTTATGCAATAGGTACTTTTTTTAGATACCCTAATTTAGAGTTTGTTCAAACTGAATTATGGTATTTGGATAAAGGAGAAACGACAATTAAACAATACACCCGCGCAGAAGCTATGCATTTTGCTCCAGGATTTCATACACGTGCCATAAAAATGACTACATGTGTGGACTTTGAACCAAAACCGAGTAAAAATGCATGTAAATGGTGTTCGTATAAGCAAGGCGATGAACCAGAATGTAAGTGGGGTGTATAGGAGACCCTCCCCTTGCCCCACTTAATGTGGGGCTTTTTTTAAATAGGATATTTAAAATGGATTTATTAGCTAGGATTTGTTTCATAATATTATGTTTTTGTGTATGGTTTATGCTATTCCCGTTATATTTTATAGCGAGTTTAGTATTAGGCATTTTTGCTCTGGCAGCATTTTTTACATCAAGCCTAATGCAAAGATGCAAAAATGATTAATGTATTACTTAAGCTATTTGGACTACTACAACTTATTCTTTTAATCAAATATATGGTGGATGAAGAGAATAAGGAGGAGGAAAAAAATGGGGAAAAGGATGCAACTGACAGATAAAATCCTTACGGAAATTACAGAAAATGTAAGTCCCCATGAATTCGGTGGAATGGAAGTTCCTGTTGAAATGGCTAAAGAAATATTAGAGCATAGAGAACGTTGGGAAGCTCTTAAGAATTATGTAAAAGTTGAACAACGTAGATTAGATACTCTAATAAAAAAGCCTACCAGAGATTCAAAAAACCATATAGATAATAGAACTCTAAATGATTTTAATAGTAAAAAATATAATTGGCATACTTTACCTCCACACTTAGTAAGAATGGGAATGATGGAATTGCAAGAATGGCGTGAACTTAATGACGAAGGATAAAACCTACGAAGGTTGGTTCTGGTGCCACGAAAGAAAATCATATTTTAGATGGGAAGAATTTATTTCCTACTTTAAAAGCAAAGAGAAAGCTGCTGAGTCGGATGCAGCGCGGTCCTGATGAGTACCCTCATATACTCCTTGTAAAACTCCTTGCAAGTTAAAATTCTAAGTCAGGAAAAATCCGATTAGTCCAAAGTGTTTGGTAAACATATGTAGTGTGACCTAACCCCATCACTGGACGAAGCGGGGTTGTTTTTCTTTATAAAACTGTTAATATTATAAAGCTTTAAATCAATGAATGATGAAAAAATGAGTAATGAATTATGCATGAAGCATTTGAACACCAAGCTGTCACCACTCGGTTTATCCTTAATCATCCAAGAGCTTTAATTACTTCTGACCCAGGAACTGGGAAAACAAGAAGTGTATTAGACGCTTATTCCAAAAGATGCGCCCATAGAATGCTGGTATTAGCACCTCTTTCTATATTAGAAGCATCGTGGGGAGATGATATAGAAAAATTTACACCTCATCTATCTTATGCAGTCGCTTATGCTAAAAATAGAGAAAAAGCTTTTATGAGCGATGTAGATATAGTTATTACTAACCATGACGCTGTTAAATGGGTAGAAAAACATAAAACATTGCTTAGACCATTTGCAACTATATGCATAGATGAATTTACAGCTTTCAAAAATAAAGACAGTCAACGCAGTAAAGCATTACTAAAAATAGCAGATTGCTTTGATTATCGTATCGCAATGTCAGGTACACCTAACAGCAATACAATCCTTGACATATGGCATCCAACACTAATCGTGGACGACGGAGAACGGCTCGGTAAACGTTTTTATGGATTCAGATCAAGTGTATGTACACCACGATTTAATGGTTTTGCTAACGAATGGGTAGATAAAGCAGAAGCTCAGGAAATAGTTGCAGCTGCTTTAATGGATATAAATATAAGATACGAGTTAAAAGATTGTATTGACATGCCAGAACAATCTGTACGGCAAATGCTAGTTACGCTTCCAAAATCTATACAAAATCAATATAACGATCTTGCAAATGACTCTGTTTTATATACAGGCAAAGCTACTATAAATGCAGTACATGCCGGTGCCAGGGTAAAGAAGCTTCTTCAATTATGTACAGGTGCAGTATATGATGAAGATGGTGTACCTCAAGGCATTCATCAAGAACGTTATGACCTTGTAATGCAACTGGTTATGCAACGAAAACATTCTCTAGTTGCTTTTAACTGGAAACATGAACGAGACGCTTTAGTAGAATTATCAGAACAAAATAACATTAAGTATGGTGTTATAGATGGTTCTACTCCTGCACCAAAACGTAAAGAAATTGTAGATCGTCTACAAGCTGGTCAGCTGCAAGTAGTTTTTGCACATCCACAATCTGCAGGACATGGATTAACGATGACAACAGCTACAACTATTATATGGGCTTCTCCTACTTATAATGCCGAACATTATCAGCAATTTAACCGTAGGATTTATAGAGCAGGACAAACCCAGAAAACAGAAATTATTCAAATTGCAGCTAAATATACATGGGAAGTTGATGTATATGAAAAACTGGAAACAAAACTAGGAAGAATGGAAGAACTCCTTACCATATTAAATGAATTGCATGAAGCGAGGACAAATAATGGATAAAGAAACAATAGACCATCTTATCAAAGAAAAAGTTGATATAAAAAGTAAGATGGGTAAATGTAATGAGTATTTAAAAGAACTAAGAGAAGCCGAACGATCTATAGATAATAGGCTACTCCAAAAGATGGATTCCGAAGGACAACTCCGAGCAGCAAATGATGTCGCTTCCGTATCCATACGAGAAGACTTAGTACCAGAAACTGAAGATTGGGATGAAGTTTACGCCCATATTGCAGCAACTGGTAACTGGTCTTTACTTCATAGGCGTATATCTTCAGCTGCATTCAAAGAAATTATTGAATCAGGAGAAGAAGTCCCGGGTTTAAAACCTAGGATGTTACGTAAAATCAACTTTAGATCAAACTAGGAAACGATGAACTATGAGTAACACTGCGTTAGCAACAAAAGGTGATGAAGTACCTGCCCATATACTCAAATCTGAAGCTTACACTTCTGGTGTAGGACGAGGAAACGAGGAAGTAGGACAAAACCTCACCATCCCACGTGTGAAACAACTTCAAAAGATGTCAAACGAAGTTGATAAGCACCACAACGACTATGTAGAAGGAGCCGAACCAGGCGACTTCTTTAATAGTCTTACAGGTGAAAATTACGGTTCTGAACTATACGTAATCAGTTTGAAGTTTAAAACTGAACATGTCGTATGGCGAGATCGTACTGTAGGTGGCGGATATGGTGGTGCTTTTCAAAGTGCCGAAGCTGCTAATAAATTTATAGCAGAACAAGAGAAGTCAGAAGAATGGGCCTGCGAAGAAACACATAGCCATGTGCTTCTTATAAAAGACCCAGAAACTGGTGATCTTACCAGAACGCCCGTAATAATGGATTTTTCAAGATCCAAATTACGTGTATCAAAAGCCTGGAATTCCCAAATTGGGATGAAAGGTGGAGATCGTTTTGCAGGATTATGGAAACTTTATCCAGTTTCTACTGCAAATAGAGCCGGTGAGCAATTCCTTAACTTAGGGATTGATTTTCACGGATGGTGTATAAAAGAAGACTATGAAGCTGCAGAAGCTTTGTTCAAAGGTTTTAACGACTAAATAGTCTTTAACCATGGGTCATGGATGAACGAACACGGTTTTATAAAAGCTGTACATCGTTATCTTCCATCTGAAATATACAGATGGAAGATCCATGATACTTTCACCGGTGGGGTTCCAGATGCTTATTACTGTGGCCCTGCCGGACCTCTTTTTGCAGAATACAAATATATAACTCTGCCAAAAAAAGCTAATACAATCATAAAGTTAAACATAAGTCCCCTACAATTAGAATTCCTGAGTAAAATGGTCAAGTATAGACAAAACGCTATTGTTATAGTTGGTTTTATTTTAAATAACAAAACATCAGGAATTATTCTTAAAGATAAAGAATGGGAACAAAAACTAGATAAAAATTATTATCTAGCTAATGCAAAACCAACTAAAGAAATAACCAAAGGAATTGAACAATATGTCTTCACATGATCCTGTAAATCATCCAAAACATTACAATACAGGCTCTATAGAATGCATAGAAGCTATAGAAGCAAGCATGTCCCCCCTGGAATTTAAAGGGTATCTTAAAGGAAACGTTTTAAAATACTTATGGCGCTATAACTATAAAGAAAAACCCCGAGAAGACATCCAAAAATGTTTATGGTATCTTGAAAGACTAGATAAGGTACTGGAAAAGGAGTTACCGTGCCAGAAGAAAGATACATCTGTTCAGAGTGCGGAATAAGTAAACCAGCCAAAGATTTTCCCCATCGAAAAAGAAATATATTTACTTTCTGTAAAGCCTGTAAATTACGAAAACGCAATTTAATAATAAGTAAAGAACCTAGGGAATACCTTAAAGTAATTATCGGGCAATTAAAAACACCACGTACAGCCGAAGGATTTGAATTTACTATAACTATAGACGACTTAGTAAATATATGGAATAAACAAGAAGGGCGGTGTGCAATATCAGGTTTATTTATGACTCATCATAAAGACGGAATGGGGATAAAGGAATTAAATGCAAGTATTGACAGACTAGTACCGGAAAAAGGTTATATAAAAACTAATATTCAATTAGTCTGCCATAGAATAAATACCATGAGACACACACTACCTTTACATGATTTTTATTGGTGGGTAAAAACAATCCATGCACATAACAAATTTAAAACAATTATAGAAAAAAATCCTCCTGACTTAACAGATAAAGCTTTAAAATTCTGCTATTTAGTAGCTAATGGAAGTAAAAAAAGTGATGCTTATCGTGAAGCATATGACACAAATAACATGTCAAAAGAATCTATATCTACTGAAGCTTATAGACTTTCTAAAAACCCGAAAATAATTAAACAAATAAAAGAATTAAGCTCTTCTAGTACGTAGCTTCCCACGGTTTGCTTTCCTAGAAACAACTACAACATTAGATTTAGCATTGTTTTTAGGATTCCCATCTATATGATGAATATCTTTTGTACTGCCCTTCTTAACTTTCCCTGATGCTAATGCACGACGTCTTGCGGTGTTCCTTCCTGCTCTTCTTTTCTTTTGCTTCTTTTTACTATGAAACTCCGCATACTCTTTTTTATAATTTCTAGCCATTACTCACTCCAACTAATCGCATCAATATCAGATTTAGAAGATGCAGCGTTTACCTGGACCCGTAACGTCTGCGCTTTTTTATGTGCGGTATTAACATGGTGTGCCAGTGCTTTACCAAGTTCTATTATCTGTGCAGCATTTAGCGATACCGTGTTATTGTTTGCTAATGTCCAATCCATAGTAACTGAAGAATCCTGAGTCGCTAATAACATGGCATTCTGAATACGTTGTTGCGCGACCTCATTAGAATCAAAAGTATTACTGTCGTAAGTAAAGCCTCCATATTCTTGTGTATCACGCGACTGCTTAATTTCCCGCCATTTACTTTCCTTGGATAACGCTAAACCAAACCCCCAATTCTTAGACGAAAAATCAAACACATAATCCTCTCTAGGCTGCTCTGGGTATTCTTTAATCTCTTTAGTACTGACATCAACATAATGCCTTTCAAAATCCACATCAACGTCGGTAAGAATATAATCCTTCCCTGATGCTTCTGCATCTATCTTTACACTTACTTCATCACCCGATCTAACCGTAGTGATCCGTCCATCTGCCTCATATATTGCTGCTGTTGTCATCGCTTCGCCGCTATTGCTGAAAGAAAATATTTTGAAAGAGTTCGACAACCACTACTCACGCTAGATTGCGCCCAGAGTTGTACAGTAATAGAAGTACCAGCACTACCACTAGCAATATCCTGATACCCAGATACAACAGCAGAACCACCAAAACTACTGGCAAATGACTGACCGATATTTACACCATTATAACCGCCACCGCTATAGACTCTTCGAACTTCTACGTTTACTGTCTGTGCTGTTGTCGTGTCTCCTAAAACTGCAACGCCACCAATCATTATGACACCTGTTGGTGCCTTACCAGAGTCGTAAGTTATCGTCAACGTATTACCAACTTGTTGGTATGAATTAGTAAGTGTTAAAGATGAAGATCCACTAGCACCTTGAGATACAGTGACTGCGTTACCAGCTATTTCCAATGTACCGACAGTAGCATCCTTAATCTTTGTACCTTCGATTTCATTAGAAGTCAAAATAGTAGTACCATCTGAAGCTTTTATGGTTAATGAGCCATCTAATGTAGCGCTTGTAGCTTTCATACTAGTGCAATGTAATTCACCAGTACTGTCTACAGAAAAATTACCACTGCGTGTTGTTGGATTACTAACTACCCATGTTCGAGGATCACTTGCATAAACAGCCCAATTACTATGAGTACCACTCCCGCTAGTTTTTGTAACATTTACTGTAATAGTCGAAGTACTTATACCACTTGTAATTCTACCTTCCATAAAATTATCATAAGAACTTCCCGAACCTGATTTAACAATCCTTACTGTATGTCCTGTTTGATAACCAATAGAGTTTGCAGCAGCTGCAAGGACAAGTGTTTTACTTCCTGTACCAATTGTTAAAGAAGTACTAGAAGTTGTATCTTTCTTGTTCAATGTCCCCATATTTATTTCTTGCCCAAAAATACGGGGGGAGGACATATAATTAGCAGCACGAATATAATCAGCAGCAATGTAACCAGCCGTTAGGTCTTTAATAATAGCTTTCGACATAAATGCTTGTTGGATATAAACACCTTCGGGAACGTTAATACCCGTATCAGGATCTGTATATGCAGTAGTGTAAGCAAAGGGAACATTGGTACCTGCCGGGCTTGCGTTTAATGCTTGGCCATGATTAGCCCCATTTACAATTGCAAATTTATCAGCAGCAACAATAAAAGCGGAAGTTGGTGTACCATTATTAACTTCAGTAGCTAACCCAAAACCTGCAACATGTTGCCCTCCTCCAGAAGTAGCCGTTGCTATTTTTACCGTATATTGCTGATCGTACATCGCAATTGTAGTATTACTACCCTGCCCAGGCATCGTACTCAGTAAACTATTAGCAAGCTCACTGCTCTCTATACTCCCTGCCAAAATTTCATGTAGTTTGTTTACATCCGTAAGCGTAGAATATGGCCCTGTTCCTGTGCCGTTATTACTCCACGGGCCTTTGATTGAATCACCGTTTATATCAGTGCCTTGAGATACATGTCTGATCCAGTAATAATATGGACCTGCTCCTGACCCTACAGCATCAGTATAAAAATTACTGTTGGAGTTCCCCAAGAAAGTTGCAGTAGATTCAACATCAGTAACACTACCAGAGCCATGTCGCCAAACTTCTGTAAGTGAATGTCCTTGGTAAGAATTTCCAGGCCAGTTCCAGTTAAGAGTAATAAACGATAAACCAACCGTTACATTAAGCCCAACAGGAGCAGAAGGGGTTTCAGTAAAACTGTCGTCAGAATCAGCAACAAAGTCAACATCACTGCTATTTGGATCAAATTTTTTGTTACTTAATTCTTTAGCTAATCCGCTATCGTATAGTTCTCTAAGAGTAACTGCACGATCTCGCACATCTCCTTTACGACCTAACCGAATCTCTAAGGCTTCACCACACGCTACTAGGTAATCACGTAGTGACCTATCAATATTAGCGGGGGGTTTAGGAAGACCAGGAACTTTAGTAGGTGTAGTCGTCCGAATGTTTCGACGACCATCTGTCATGTGGCTTTAATCTCGTTAATATTCTGTGAAAGACACACTTCTTCAAGTGTTACTACACCGCTTACCTCTACTTCCCACTCTTTAGCAAGCGTAGACGGAAGACGCATAACAGGCTCTCGTAGTGTTGCGTTACTTATACTCCCTGGAGTAGATGTTATCTGAGTATAAACATTACTAGCATAACTTATTGTATAGTCAGCTAATAACGTACCGTCTGCCCATACTCTTACTTTATTCAGTGTGCCACTATTTGGGAAACTAGCCGCACTCATATGTACCCACGCCATGCTTATAGGTTTGGGTACTACATATTTTTTAGATTTCCATAATGCAGTCCGGTTAGTTGCACCACCACGATATTTTTGTATTTCATTAGCACTAGAACCAGAAATAATATATAACTCGCCATCTTGACTGTTATACCAACCACCTTTTACTGGATTATCTATTGTAATTGTTGACAATGCAGACTCCCCAGAATTTCTAGGATCAAATACCCAACCACCTTCATTGTCTCCGTCTATCCAAAAAGCTACATAAGTCCCTTCGTGTTTAAAAGCTTTAATGGCAGTCGGATAATAATCACTGTTCCATTGTGCTGGAGATATTACTCTATTAGTAACAACTTCTCCTTGAGAACCTGATATTGCACATAATCCATCCTGACCTGCATACAAAAGATAATCTCCCATATCTACTACGCTATATTTATTAACGCAAGCTTGTGCAAGATCGATCTGTATAGCAGTCATAACAGAAGGTTCAACACCTGTAACAAAATAAGGTTTACCGTTTGTTAAACATACAACCCCATTACTTGTGCTACCAATTGCTACAATATCTTCTTCTATAGTAATTCTATAAGCTACGGGCCATGCGTGTGGCATATAAGCTTCACTAAAACATAACCGTTTACCAGTAAACCCTGCAAAAACTCCGTTAGCTACAGGAATAAGACCTTGTAACGGTCCATCTGGATATGTACTTGAATCATCATTAGGAGGTTCTATCCATGTCTCGGATGGAAGTACTTCGCCCAACGCTGCGGCAGAAACCTGATCCGTTACTGAAGAGGTTGTTGCGTAGGCTATCTCTTTTACAAATTGAAACTGGGTATTAGTAGAACCTGTATTAGAGCGATATATACGCTTTAATGCACCCGAACCAAAATTCTGTCCAGAACCACCATAGTTTGGAATGTTCGTAAAAGTAGCAGTTTGTGTTGATGGTGTAAAAGTAGCCGCAGTAGTAGCAGGACTTGGAGGACCTTCTTCGCCATACGCACTTACAAATGTATATACCCATGATGCATCTTCTGGCGATACATCATTATCTTGTGTACCACTAATTGTCACACTTGGGGCTGCAGCTGGTGCAGGAATACCAAGCCGATAAGATGAAGTAGGCCACGGCCCCCCATTGCTGTTTTTAATTACTGAAGCTACACTCATCTTCGGATAAGTCTCGCCTGTCCAATATAAACGCCCTAATGAATCACCTGGAATTGGGCCTTCTACTACTTTTATATAATCATTATTCCATTGTAACCAATAGTTATTACCGTCTGTATGCGTATAAAGATATATAGAATGTTTTGATCCATCAGCTAATCCGGTTGATGTACCAAAATTAGATGTAAGTGTCAGATCAACCTTAATAGGAACAATTGATCCTGATTCAAAGTCTATGTTTTGGGCAGACTGACCGAACTGATCAGCTAAAAGTCTTGGCGCAACAGCAGGAGAAAGGCCGCTAAATTTATCTCTTCTAAAATACGTCATATTAGTTACTCAATAATAAAGTGACAATTAGTCCGGCCATACCACAAATAATTGTCATACCAAGAACAAATACATTTTTTCCAATAGTTGTTAGCTGTTCGTCTATTTTATCAAGACGATTAAATATTGTCTTAGAACGTTCTTCACACATAGCTTCGTGTGCAGTGATTCGATTTATTGCATCCCAGTAACGGCTGTCAGTTGGTTCCATATCCATATTTAATCTCTAAAAACGGTATTTTGTGACACTATTACCGGTTTACAATAAGCTGTAATTTTAGCTTCATTATCTTCCAATCTATCTGCAAAATATCTACACCTATTTATATCACGGAAATGCATGTTTTGGGTATTAACTTCCTCACCCTCTATAATAACCATCAAAATAAAGGCCATTACCCTCACTTTGCAAAAGTCGTAAGTAGGTTATAAAAACCGTAAACTATCCCTCCGCATATCATTAATCCTATAATAATAACAAACCCATCAAGGATTTGCCGCTGTCTCCTACGCTGTGCGTATACTGCTTTTTCTCGATTTGCCTTAATTGTTTTTCGCATCTGTATCATTTCTCTAAACGTATCGATACCGTAACGAATTACAATTAAGTCTCTAATTTCTTTTTCTTGTTCCTCTAGCTTCTTTTTCACAATTATTGCGTTAAGAGCTTCTTGTTCTACTGATCCTTTGTCTAAGAGTTTTCTAAATAAAGGTGGCTTTTGACTTTCTTTTTCTGCTTCTTTAATGTCGGCTGCGTATCCATACCATCTTCCAAGATGTTGGGCAACATCCTCGATTTCTCGACCTTTAGCAATGAGCGTTTGAACGCCTTTAAACGCTGTCGATGCCATTGATAAGGCAGTAAGCGGGTCCACCTAAGATTTAACTCCCATACCATGAATATCTAATTTGGGCAAACTGGTAAAGTTGAAGTGCTGCTGCCTACGCTTATTACCCCACTACCTTGATTTCCAACGCAATTAACACCAGCCACCCATGTGGTTACACCAGCATTGAGCCTACTAAGAATGTCGTCTAACTCTGTTGAATAATCAGGTATAGTTATTCCACCGAGAGCGTCCATAATTTCTTTGAAGTTATTGCTGTAATCAGGCCAATTAAGATTATTTAAAGCGTCCAGTACAGCTGCATTATCACCGCCACCAGAACCGCCGTTAATACTAGCCAGACCTAATCCTAACCCAAGTTCTACGCTTTGCGCTCCAGCTTCATTTACAGCGTCAAACCCACCAAGGCCAAGATCCAACATGTTATCGTTGTTATTACCAAGTAGCTCATATAAAGCAGTTGTTTTGTTTCCTTCTTGGTTGATTCTAGCTAAATTAGACTGCATCGCATATCTAGCTGTAGATTTTTGAGCATCACTAGAGATCCACATGGCTCCCAAGGAACCGACAACTGGGAGAACTGCTTTCGACCATTCAAGTGCAGCCGATTGTTGAGGGATTATTTGCGTGTTAGGTGTCTGCATGAGAGCCAAGGCCATCACTGCTGATCCTGCCGCAGACGAATCTGAACTAGCCGCTATCTTTGACAATGCATCTGCTTTGGCTTGTTGCGCCTGTGCTTGTGCTATTGCTACCTTTTCAACAGCTTGGTAATACTCCATACCTGCTGTCTGACACCCTGTTATAAATACAATTAATAGTAATCCTAAAAATTTCATTGGTTAATCCTCTTTAGGCCAATCTTGTCCTGCCATGACTGTTGCCAATGCGTCTACATCTGATGCATTAGCTATTGCTGTTTCTAGTCTTGCACACTCTGTTATAACTGCTGCACGATAGGTAGCTGTTGCAGATGGTATTGCTACATCACGTTCTGCTTTGCGTATTACCATCCAATCTGTTTTGGCTAATAGCTTGTTTGCTGTGTCTTTGACTTGAGCAGTCATTACAGTTTTTAAACCTTGGTTAACAAGCTTTTCACTTGAATCCACCATTTTCTTTTTGTCTTCGTCCCAAACTTGGACATATAGCTGATTACCGTCAGCATCTTTAGCGTCTTCATCGTTTAGACGTTTAGCAGTATTTGTATATTTCTGTGTGGGAACTCCATCTACTAATTCAACATTACCTTGAGTAACAAAATAATACTTCTGGTCTTTACGTTCACCCTGCACAATATCCATAACGCTTTCAGCAGTTTTAAAATCTTCATTAGCTATGCCGCCAGCAAACGAGGTTGTTGGAAATAGCTGTTTAAGCCTTCCTGTTTTTTCTATTTTGTTGTCTTTAACTATTGCGTACATGTGTTACCTCGCATTTGCGTATTTAAAACTTTGACCAAAGGCCATATAGAAATAAGTGTTAGCTGAATTTATGCCGCCATTTGTTGCTCTGATTTTAAAACCGTTTGATAAAAAATCCACACCACCACTACTACCTATACTGCTTTCAGCAGAAGAAGCATTAGGATACATAACTTCAGTAGTTAAGTTAGTAGTATCTCTTGTAGAGTCTAGCATCCACCACCACTCACCAGACCCATCAATGTACTTAAAAACTATCCAAGACGGGGTAAAGCCTGTATGTATAAACGGCCCATTTGTTGAATTGTTCGATTCATACAAGCCAAACTTACTAAAGCCTTCAACTTCATGCCATGCATAACAAATAAAATTTTCTCCATCCTTGTTTAGTTGATCGGCATTTCCTAAATAAATATAGGTAGAATCTGGATCGGTTGTCCCTACATAATAACTACCATAAAGTCCATTATCGGCATTTAGGAATAATGCATAATCATTAAAAGTAGTAGCTTCACTTGTAACAATCCATGAATCGGTGTCATCTAAATTTTTAATAATCACTAAATCTGGAGCTTTACTTAATCCATGATTTAATTTTGTATGTTCACCGTTTGAAATTTCATCATTCGAGCCTGTGTATTTTATAATGCTAAAGCCAGCATCCGTGTTCACTGAACGTGAACTTGCATTTATTCTACTTGTTCCTGAACCTGATTCTGTAACGTCTGTTGTAGAACTGCCGCCAGCTTTCCAACTCCAAGCTACATAAGTTGTAGTGTTGACATTAAATCGATTGGCACTGTCTGCCCCAATGGTAAACCCATCAGAATTAAAAGAGGTAATTCCAGCTGAATCTGTAACTTCTGCATCGCTATTATTTGTATCAACATGTTTTGTTGAACCCCTAACCACATCTTGAACACGATGGTCATCAGTGGTACTTCTGGTTTTTGTCCAAAGCATATCAGGCTGATGATCCAGACCTGTTACAGATCGTGTACTTCCAGTTCCTGTAAATGTAGCAATATCAAAATACTCTGTAGATTTTTTAATTGTTACCGAAGGTAGGTTTTTTGAGGTTAAAGCTTTAAACGAAGACGGTGGTGCATAGTAGAAATTTCCTATTCCTCCACCATCTGCATTGCCTTGAGCCGTTACCAATCCATTGAATGTTCCATTCTGCCCAAAGTTTGCATCAAATTGTGAACCTGAGTTACCGTATGTTATAAATTTCCAATCATCAGTTGCAGTAAAAGTATCTGCTGGATTTGTACCATTTACAGGATTGCCACTATTAGCAAATGTTCCATTTACGCTGACATATACTTTTCCATTATCACAATCAATAGCCCAGCCTAAAATATCTCCATTGCTGAATGAACTTGCGTAACTCTCAAAAGCACTTCCATTATACCATTGTCCGTCATATCTAATTTGCAAAGCTGTAAAACCACTATATGATCCAGCCGTACCTGTATAGCCTTTTGAAAGAAGGCCCGCATAATAAGCGTCTACAACAGTCAATCTATGTTCAAAATACCATTTACCTGTATGTGGGATAGCAAATGTATTACCTGTATCTGAATTTCCACTAGAGTTTACAAACTTTAAATTACCTTGACTTAATACTGTACTGCCGTTATCTAAAGAATTCCAAGTACAAAAATTATTAGTTGGCGTATCAAGCATGACATCTGCATTTGCTAAATTATTTGCTGTATAATTATTTCCGTTACCAGAGCTATCTGTACCAATAGCTCCTGATGCAAACTTTAAATAAAAACCATTAGTACCGTAAGTTAAGCCTGACGGCTCCTTAGGAATCCACTGTCCTGTAACGGCATCGGTTTCACCAAATGATGAAGGTGTTAATTGTGAACCATCAATAACCTGAGTTTCCGCGAAATATCCACCAAAATAATAAGCAGTTGATCTGTTTATAGCCCCAAACCTATGTTCTTGATTTTTGTTCCAAGGCAATTCAGTATTTTGAGATGGATTATTTTTTACTGCAAAAGAAGTTTCTTCTACACCATTTATATAAATTCTAATTCTATTATCGGCACTACCATCTGCTATGGTTGTATCAACAGCAACAACCAAGTGCATCCAAGCCCCAACATCACGAAATAGTCTGTTAGTTTCTCTCCAGACTGTACTCCATCCAGCCATTTGAATTTTATCCTGATACAACCCAAGCCAACCATAACCAGCATCACTTTGTGTTGAGTCGTCATGCGATCCCCATATTGATCCACCTGAATAATTTTCTGAAGTGTTTTTTATCCATGTGCTAAGTGTCCATGTTCTTTGGTTACTGGCTGAACTTGGAGTTTTGGATAAATAAGAACTATCCGCAACCTCAAACATCAAAGACTGCTCTATTTCATAGGCTTTACCACCCGATGCAGAAATAAGTTTTTGTGCGGCTCTACTCATCTATTTTAAATCTTGCCCAGCAGTGAATCCGTACCAGATCGTCCCGCCGTCTGAGGTAGCAAATACAAAGAAATCATCTGCTCCAGAACTTGTAGATATTGTTGGCGCAGTTCCGTCAGCCCAATCAACTGCACCAGGCCATGTAACTGTTCTGGCACTACTATCCTGTATCAAATGCAAAATAAAAGAATATCCTGTGCCACTTGAAGGTGGATTAGAAAATGTAAAGGTAGTATTTTCTGTGAGCGTATGCTTAAAGTAATTACCTGCTTCACAGTTAATAGTTGTAGCGTTTGAGGAGCTTGTTGGAGCTACATAAGTTTCATTATATGATACTGCCCTCAATTCCTGACTAATTATAACATCACCATTTGCATCGGCTGTAACAGCTTTAGACGCTGCACTTGTCCCTAATGTTGTTATATCTAAGTAATTTAATTCAGCCGTAGTAGCTGTAACACCATCGAGGATATTTAATTCAGCAGTAGTGCTTGTCACACCGTCTAGGATATTTAATTCTGTTCCAGTTGAGGTAACCGCCACTCCATTTAGGGTTAGTGTTTGAACATCAACTGGTGTTTTTCCAATGTAACTCATTAGGTCATCTCCATGATTGAGAGAGCCGAGTCAACTTTCGCGCTCACACTACAATCGACTTTTAAAATATCAGTTGTTTGCATCACTACTTTGCCGCCGGCTAATAACTCAAGACTCGATCCTACTGGCAAAGGAACTGCTTTTGCCAAATAGACATCTTCATTGGTTTCTGTGTCGGAGGTGTCGCTGCTCAACACAACACTGACTGTCACATCAGAGCTATGGACGTTGGTTAATATCAATCCCAGTACAACCGAGGTGGTAGAGCTTGGAACCGTATATAAAGCTAAAGGAGTTCCTGTTGATGCTGGCATAGCTGCATTGGTTTTAATTTTGAATGTGTTTGCCATCTAATTCTCCTATCCGAGCGCAATGCTTAGTGATGTCGCAGTAGCTTCACTGTCAGAGATCACCTCATTCATTAATGCGGCTGTGATCCGTAACTCTGCCTTATCTCCAGAAGAAAAAGACCGTGCTGAAGTCCCGTCCTGCGCCCTCACGACTGTCAGAGTGTTACCACTACGTGCGGTTACCTTGACTACTTCTGTGTTTGTATCATCATCAAAGGTCACATAAGTAATATCTCCAGTACCCAGCGTAGGGAAAACTGAACCATCTGCTACACCAATTGATGTAACTGAATTGTTTATCCCAGCAGATAAAGTAGTAGACGCATTATTAGTAAACTTAATAGCCATTAAGAAGCCGTCAAAACCCAGGTTACCGTAATCGAATCCGAAGCACCTTTATTTATAGTGCTGACCACAGTCCTACAAAGTAGCGTTCCACTTGAACTTGCATTTAGAAGACCGAATTCAACAACGGCTCCAGTTGCTGTTCCGGCACCTAACGTCGCTACTGCGGTAAAAGTATTTGTGCTATGGGTTAATGATGTTAAAGCTACTCGCCCTAACTCGTTCCCAAGCGCAGTATTACCAGCGGCTGCAGCTGTATTGTCACTACCGGCTGCTAAATGTGTAGGGGCTGCATCGTTAGCATCTACCATGCGTGAAGCAATAAGTGCTTTTCCAGCAGTCGTGATTAAGTTAGGACCATCATATACTACTGTGTCATTTAAGCGCACAATGACATGTCCTGTTGGATTGAAAGATTCGATAAACATTAGTTACACCTCATTAATGATTAAACTGTGCGGTATTGAATACCGGCCTATTAAATTGAGCAGAAATGCCTGGGATAAACTGCGTACTTATGTTTTCTGACACCGTTACAGAATCAGAAACAGATCTTATAAATACTCCTGTTCTCGCAAATGATTCAGATGTTGTGAAAGCATCTGCCAATGCACCCTGTGTAAGAGCGATATCAAAAGTGGGCGTTGAATCGGTAATAGTGAAAGAATCCACAGGGTCAACAGCTAATGAATAAGTTATCGCATCAGTTACTGTAAACGAATCAGCATAGCTACCGTTAAAGCTCCAATTAAGGCTATCAGTGTTATTAAAACTATCAGATGCGCTTCGCTCAAAGGTCAGTAACGCTTGTAAACTTTCTGAGACAGAAAAAGCATCGGAAACACTTCGAGGAAATGAAGCAGTAGAAATTAAAACTTCGGTTACAGTAAAACTATCAGTGGCATTTTTATTAAAAGTAAGCGTAGGTGTTCCATCAGTAACACTAAAAGTTTCGTCTCTAAACCATTGGTTAAGGCTAGACGGGTTAAGTGCTACATCAACTGCAACAGCTTTTATATAACTAACAACTGTATTTATATCTTGGAATTGAACAAGAAATTTTTGCTCAACGCTAGACGCAGCAACCGCCGCTTTTACATATACAAGCGTTGCGCGGGGTTTTACATATGTAACAGTTGCTTTAATCAAAGTCGTCTCTTACCTTAAATTTGAGTAAATCATTAACTGTCTGTTTTGCTCCACCAGATGTAGTAGTGATCTCAATCTCACCTTCAAATGTTCCTGCTGTGTCTAATGTTCCAGATGGAAAATCAGTAGTACAAATACCTCCGGAAGCATTCGTAACGCTACAACTAAGCGTAGCTTTAACGGTAGTACTTCCTAACTCTCGTAACCGTAGTTTTACTGTTTTACCAGTTAAACTAATCGGATTCCAAGTAGTACTGTCGTTTTCATCTAAAGTCTGCCCAGATGCGGCAGTATTAGAATCCTTCAAAGTTATAGTTAACTCTGGTAAGGTATCTCCTACTACTAAATTTATAGTCTCAGAATACGCCATATTTCCACCCAATATCTCGCATAGTATATTAGTTTAATAAAACTCATGCTAGTAGCTAATAACACCATAAAACGGGAGTTGTAGTCCTTTTATCAACATGGATAAAAGACTTGGCAACACCTATTCCGGTAAACCCTAATCGCACTGCATTTTGTACAATAATCATCCGTTTTGAACCATCTGTAGCTTTAATATCAGCTGCAATCCCCTGACTATGCTGCCCTGGGCCTTTTGGTTTTGCAGCTTCTATACTATGGTTCTTGGATCTAAAGCCAGACGTAATAATAAAAGGAAATCCACAAGCTTCTCGTAAACCGTCTAAATCTACTATAAAACTTGAATCCATCTCATTCTCACCTGTTTCCTGACAATCAAAATCAGATAACTGAAAATATTTAAACTTCATTCACTAAACCACGGTTCCCGCTTACCGCCCTTATATACTCTAGCTAACCCTTCTTTTACTAATATCTGGCATACATCTTTACCGCACTCAGTAAAAGGTATACCAAGAATACGTCCATATTTACCATAACCAAGGCTTTTAAAGGTAAAATCCCCATCTGGGGGTAATAACTCTTCTACCCTAGCTTTTGCTTTAAGTCCCACCTCTTTTTCACGTAAATTCCTTGTTCTGCTTTCCGGTGTGTTTATACCATGAAATCTAAGTTTTTCATTAGCTAAACGTACTGAAAACCCCAAGTCAATATAAGCAATAACCAGTGTATCTCCATCTATTATACGACCTACAGTACCATGGTAATGATAAGGAGCCGGTTTCACTCCTTTTTACCTTGTCCTAAAAATAATCCGAACACTGCAGTCATTGCTCCTGTACATACAGAAACTAATCCTGCTTGCTCAAATGTCGGATCTTCCAAGGTAGTAAACCAATGGATTACATCCCAACAAGCAATCCCCATAAGAATCACTAAAAGCCTAGGTACTACGCGCCATTTATCAAATTCTTCGGGAGTCATTTTCGCATCTTCATAAGTTTGTCTGCGCCTCTAATGCCAAAACTCGCGCTGACCGCAATAAAAAGGAGGTATGAATACCACTCAGGGAGGTTAGACAAAGCGTCAAACGATGCATGAACCCTATCTAACACAGCAGGATCATTGAAAGCTACTGCATAACCTACCATAAAGATGGGAACGGCTAATACAATTGTCCAAAATTCGTCTTTCCAGCTAGTCCCTGATGCCGCAGCCATTTTAGATTCCCAATCAGCATCATGTTCTATAATAGCCATCTTAGCTTTATGTTTAGCTTGTGACTGTTCATGCTTATTGTTCATCCATGTGCCAGCAAGATTAGCTACTGGTCCTACAATTGCGCTAAATATATTCATATTAATAAGCCACCGAATAAAGAGGAATTAATCTGTCAGGAATTACTTTCCAACCTTTAGAAAAAGTTGTTTCTAGTGCTTCGTATGTAGGCCCAAGCAAAGGAGCAGCAGGGGATTTACCCCATTGTTCTGCATTAAGCATATTATTCGCAATAGATAATGGACCGTTAAAGCCTGCACGATCAAATATCTCAACCATATATGGACCCCAATCCATTTTATCTGATCTAAAATATTTATCGCTCATTTCTAAACCAGGCAGAAGACCAGCAAGACCGGCTTTTGTCAGTTCTCGTAATTCAAGAGAGAGCATAGCTAATGGTAAATAAGCTATACCTGCTAAGGCTATTGTAAGCCCCATACCACCGTATGCTTGTTTCCAATCACCACCACTTTCTTTAAACCTTGTTGCTGATTCTCTTGTGATTCCACCAAGTATAACTTTTCCAAAAGAGTACAAAAATCCTTTAAGTTGCCAGATAAGCGCAAACCTTGGGTCATTTGCCCAGAAAGGTCGTTCCGCTGTATTTGGTCGAAGCATTGAACTTTCAACAAAACGGGTTAAAGCTGCTTGAACCCGTCTTCCTTCTTCTGAATTAAAATCAAATTGTTGGGTTTTACTATTCCAAGCGGTATTTATATCAGATGCAGATACTCCTAAGTCTTTTAAATACCTTGCGGCTCTAGGATTATTAGTTTTATTGGCAGCATGAGTACGCAAAAATTGAACACCCATATTAGCTGCAAAAGCACGTGTAAAATCTGTAAACCGTTCTAATCCTACTCCCCAAAAGAATTTATCACTTATCTGTCGTACTTTTGGATCAAGGAACTCATGGTCTGCATCAGTTACTATAACGTTTTCCATTGTATTACGTACACTTACACCTAAATCTTCAGCTAATTCTCTAGCTTCGGCATAATTAAGACCTGTCCTTTTAAGCTCATTTATAAATGTTTTAAAAGTATTAAAACTAGGATCTTTAAAGTTTATTGCTGCTCCACCTAATTCTGTCATAGACGCAATAGTTACCAAAGGCAGTAAAGTAATCCAATTAAATACCTGTAAGTAACTACTTGCAGTTAACCACTTACGTTCTAAAGAAGAAAAATCCCTATCTCTATACCCTAAATGACGCTTTATAATAGCTAACGCCATAGCCCGATCTTCCGAATTTAATTTATCTAACTCAGGAGTAAGTAAATCTTTTCCGGTTTTTGGATCTCTAGTAGCACGTAAAAATTCATTACGTGTAGTAGTTTGACGTATATATTTAATTAACGCTTCTTGAGGAGAAACAGTATAATTTTGCAATACATCAGGGTTAACTTTAGCTGTAAGTTTCCTAGCCTTTTCCATATCAGCTAAAGGATTAGTTACATCTGTTTTAATTTTTGGCTTTGTTTCTTGTTCTAAGTCTTTTTCTACTTGCCCTATTATTGTTTCAACATCTTGTTCTTGTTTACTTTCTAAAACAAAACGTTGTCTTTTCACAAAATAATCAATAGCTTTAGTTACATCAGCTTCTGTTAACGTTGGATCAGCAGCTACTAAATCTTTAATGAAGTTTTGCTGCATATCAGGATCGTTAGCAAGCCCTACTATATCTAATACAACCGGAAAATAATCTGGGCGTTTCTTTATCGTATTTCCTGGGGTATTAGAAATATAATCATCATGTACTTCTTCAAGAAACTCTCGAATTTTTTTAGCTCTATTTACTGATTCAGGATCTATATCCGGATTATTTTGAAACGTTGCTAATGTGATATCTTTAGTCTTAACACCAGAAGCAGCAATCTTAAGAGCAGTAGCATTAATAGGGTTATCCCATTCGCCAGGATTTGTACCTAAGATATTACCTAACTTAGTGATAAATCTGTTTTTCTGTAGATTTTTAGCTTTAACAAAACCTAAATCTGGCGAATCTGATTGAGCAGGAACATAAAACATATTAGCAATTTTTGAACTAATACCCCTAAGTACACCATCCTCAGTACGTACTAGTCTGGCTATTGCTCTTACTTGAGGCGTGTTAAGAAATTTACCTACAGCCCTTTTAAAAGCAAGGGCACGATCTGTTGCAATCCCTGCTCCTTGTCGTATTTCTGCAACCATGGCTTTTACTTCAAAAGGAGTTTCAAGATCCCGAACTCTACGTAAATTTGAAATTGCACTAACTGCTGCTGGTGGGCCTTCCTTATCCCTTGCCATAGACATTAACATACCGGGATCATCTAAAAGTTCTGCTTCTAAGCCACCATTCTCAACCACTTCTTCTATAAAAGTTTGATATCCGTCTGAAGGAAAACCAGTAAATCTGCGTTTTAACGCTGTTTCCAAACCTTTAAAGTAATTTTTTAAACGTGTTGCAAGATTCTTAAAAAAACTTTCAGTGCCGTTTTTAGGTGTTTTTCGCGTCTTTACATCTGCTATTGCTAGTTGCTTCATCCATGTAGCAGTTTGATCAGAAAACCATTCATCAAACCCGTTTTCGCCTAACCAAGCTGTAGGTGCATTAGGTTGTTCTATAGCCTTTTTATGAGACTTTTTTAGCCTGTTGTATAAAGCTTTATTACCCTCAATTAAAGTATCTTTTGCTTCATTTAAGACAGCGTGGCCTAACTCATGTCCAACCGCAAGTGCAATCCCTAACGGATTATTTGTAACAACATTATCCACAATAATTACATGGGCATCTTTGTACCCCATATAAGTACCGCGTCGTTGTTTATTACGTGCTAAGTTAAACATCTGATCGGTAATATGTTTGCCTAACTGACCTGGAAACATCTCATCAAATCTTTTTGGTTTTAGATGTTTTAAATCTTGTAGTTGTTTTAAACCAAGAATAGATACAGGCTTTACAAGCTTTAATTTCTTTAAACCTAGATTAATAATATTTTTTATGTCTTTATTTTGATTTGGTTTTGTTTTATCTAACAAAGGCCCTGCATCATAATGGGCAACGCTTCCTTTACCCCCTCTTCTAGTATTACGTTTTTTCTGGAATTTTGAATTAGGATCAAAATATTCTAAAAAAGTATTTCCTGAAACTTCATCTGCAATCTGAATACTAACTTCCTGATCAAAATATGGGTTTGCATCTATTGAGTTATCAACTTTTAGGTATTCAATCTCTTCGACAATATTAAAAGGTAAAAAGTATTCTGCTTTAAGGGGTGGTTTTGCCTCTGTTTGCCTATTAATCCATCGTTGTGCTTCTGCACGACCACCTATACTTACAGGCGCACCTGTAGTTATAAGAACTGCTGGTGAAGAAAGACTTGATGTATAAACTCTATTATTAGCACCATCCTCAACATCGGGATCATAAAAATTATCACCATTTCGATCAGCATAACGTTTATCGAAATGAGTTTGAGGCATAAATGCCCTTACTAATC